TTTACCATTTTCAAAATTATCTTCATCAGTAATAAGATGACCATACCCTATAGTAGCTTTTCCAAGTGAGTCTAGATAAGGAGTATCTCGAAACCCCTCATGATCACGTATTCTTTTTTTTAAAACTTCTGACATTTTATCTTGCTCCTTTCATTATAATTCGTCTTGTTTTTGGTTGTCTTTTTTTATTAAGATCTTTAAATTTTCCTTTTAAAGGTGTTTCTCTAGATTTTATAGGTCCTCCTTCCTTATATTCTTTTGCCCATTTTTTAGCTAATTTAGGTTTATTAGCAAATAAATATCTTTTTTGTTTAGCAGATTTAAAAGGCATTACTTTTTAAAACTACGTAAGGTTTTTGCTAATCTTGCTCTTTGCCCTATTTTACCTTTTTTCTTTGCAGCTTTATTTAACTTACTTGTAGGAATATCTTTTCCTTTTTTAACTCCTAAAGATTTACGAAGAGATCCTGGTTTCTTAATTGCTTTTTGAATCCACTTGCCGTCTTTAGCTTTAATAACTGATCCTTCTCTTGATCCTTTTGCTTTAGGTCCTTTAATAACTGATCCTTCTCTAGATCCTGGTGCCTGAGCCCCTTTAATAACAGAAGTTTGAGCAGAACTTTTTACCATTCCACCTTTTTTTCTTGTTTCAGGAACTTTAGTCCCTACATTTCTTTTTATTTGCATAGTACCACCAGTTAAAGTTTTACCTTTTAAACCTTGACCTGTAGGATCGCCAATAGGTTTTCTTGCAATATTTCTTTTTAAATTAGCTGCATTAGCTGTCCGTTGTCTAACACCCATTCCTGGTCCTTTAGGAATAGCCATTACTTAGTAAGACCTTTTGCCTTCTCAAAACTACGCATTCCGGCTACACCGAGCATTGAAGTGACAATTGCTAGTAAGGGGCCAGTCTGGATTTCAGGTGCTGCAATAGCCATTCCTGAAAACTTAGCATACCATTCTATACAAGGAGATAAAATAAACTCAAACATTAATGCAAAGGCTCCTACCCAGCCAATTGCTGGTCGCCAGCCACTCACAAATACACTGCGATGGCTGGCTTCTTTAACATTAACATCTAATTGTTTTTCTACAAGTTTTTGTTGAATGCGTTGCATTAAAATCTTTTTATCTAATTTCTCGTCTTCTGAGGTATGAATCTCATCAACAACTTTAGCAATGGTTTTTAAGGCACCGCCTTTACCTCCTAATAAACTGCCAATAAGATTTAACATATTATGCGCCCCCACCAATCATTTTAGAAACAATAAACAAGACAATAATTGCTACAATAGCAGCTTTAATCCAGTCCTTCATTTTCCAGTCCGACCATTCTTTTAAGTGTGACCATAAATCTTTAAGTAAGTTCATATAACCTCCTTTTTTAAGATTGTTAATCTACAGTATGTTCACAATTTTTGCAATCACATGATTGACAAGAACCGCCATTACTACAATGACAGCCATGCCCACAATTCTTACATTCCACTATTTTAACCCTTTAAATGGAACTTTTTTAATTTGCATTTTACTACGTTGTCCTTTTGGGCCACTACCTAAATTATCTATTTTGGTTGGTCCTTGAACTCTCAATGCTGCTGTAGAGGGAGCATAAGCTTTATTTACTGTAGGCCCTGCATAAGGATTTAGATCATTGGAAACAGTCATTTTTGCATTTGGATATAATTTCCCATTATAATATTTTACCATTTTTTACCTCAATGTATTGTTGGTTTGTTTTCATCTAATTCTTGTAAAGCATGTTCTACAAATAGTAAAGCCTGGTCTTCAGGATATCCTTTTCCAGCAAATAATTCTTTTACTTTTACAATTAATGCTTCTGCCATAATGAGAGCACATTCCTGACTATTTATATTTTTGCTAATATATTCATCTAAACTTTTTAAATAAATATCAAATAGCTGTTGTGCACTAATAATTTTATTATCCACCATTTTTTATATACTGAAATCCTGGTCCCTTTGCATTTTCTTTAAATTTCTTCAAATTAACATTAGCTCTTAATTGAGCAATATCTTCTTGAGAGTCAATTCGGGCTCTATCTATTTCATCCTTTTGTTGTAATTTTTGTTGCTCAAAACCAAGTTTAGTCTGATCAAATTGAAGCTTTGCTTGATCATTCATAGCACGTTGTTGTAGTTCTTGTTGTTTTAATTGAACTACTGGATCAGGTTGTCCCTCCCCACTCATTTGACCTTGAAGTTGTTGTGTTTCAGCTAAGAATTGTGCTTCTAGAGTAGCAATTTGTGATTGAGTCATTTGTTCTAAATCCACTCCTTCTGCTGCTTGTCCCATTTGTTGTTCAGCTTGTTCAATCTGCATAGCTACAGCTTCTTTTGCCTTTAATGTAACATGTTCTAAAATGTGTTTACTTAAATCAACAGCAATTTGTGGCATCATTTGGGCAATAGGAGAAAGACCAAAAGAAATATGAGCTTGAATATGAGCATCATGATTTTGTCCTTCGTATGCCTCAATTTTGTCTTGATCAATTAATTTTTGATTTTCTTGTGTTGGGCTCATTGGTTCAGGTTTTTCTAACTTCATAATTTTGTCAATATCTTTAACCCCAAGTGCCTCATACATACGAACATAAGCTTCTTTTACATTATGTAATTGTGGTGCACTTGTAGCAAGTTGTAATTGTGTTTGTGCCAATTGAATACGTTGAGCCATAGAAAAAATATTAGGATCAGCAATAGGAATAATATCAACACGTTCGTCAAAATCAGTTTGTTTAATTTGTCTATCACCACCAACAACCGCGTATGGGTATTCAGGTGGAAGATATGATTGAATAACATTAGCTAATAACTTAAATTCTTTTTGCATAGAGTAATACATTCTTTTGTGAATACTACTCATGATACGTGAACCACGTTCAAGCAATGCAATAGTCGTTCCAACAGGTGCTCCTTGATTTGCATCACCAACTTGCATGTCGGCTACTTGAGCAAAGCGTTGACCTGCTTGTACAACAAATCCTAATAAATTAAATAATGTGGTAGAAGGTTCTTTGTAAGGAAGTGGCATTAAACCCTCCCTAATAGCCCCACTCGGGGCATCTACATCTCTAAATTCTCCTGGTTGTAACGGACTATCATTGTCGGCGATCCGTAGACCGCGTGTCTTGAAACCTGCAGGAAGATTAGATAAAGTTCCAGCATCAATCAATTGACGAAGAGCTTGTGTCGCTGTTCGTGATAAACCACCAATTAAATGAATTAATCCAAATCCATAAAATCCTAATCCCGGTAAAAATTTAAAGTGAACAAAATATTGTTTCTTCTTAAAGAGTTCATCGCCCTCTTCATAATTACGGCGAATAGATAAAACTTTACCTGATTGTTCATCAAGCGTTACAATGTATGGCAGCTTAATTCCTGTTGGCTCTCCTGAAGAATCTTTATTTTCATATCCTTCTAAATCTAAATCCACATGCATTTCTAACAAGGTAATCATATATGATTCTCCTGTTTGTTGAATTCCATCTAGTTGATCAATCTTTCCTTGAATATTTGCTGAATTATATGTTGGATCTTCAGCAGTTGGATTAAGTTCTATATCTCGATAAAATCCTGCTACTTGTTTTTTGCGAATATCATTTTGTGATTGTTTTACCACATGAGTAATTCTTTCACATGAATCAAGATCTGTTGCTGTGTAAGGAACAATTAAATCTTCGGCTGGTACAAATTTTGAAACTGCACGGTCAAGCTGTGCATCGTAGTAAACTTTTTTAAATGTCGATCCTGAGAGCGGTAAATAAAAAAGCATCTGATCGAGCTCAGGTGTATATTCTTCCATTACATTAGTAATTTGATAATTCATAAATTCTTTAACGCGTTGTGCTTGTTGATATACTTCAACTGATTCTTTTCCTATAACACGCGTTCGAACTGGTCCATCGGAGGGCATTAATTCTTTAAATGCGGTAGAACTAAACTGTGTTACCGCTTCTGCTAATAAAGGATGAGTTACACCACTTGCCCCACGAAATGGTCTTGTTCTATCATCATATTTAAATCCAAGTAAATCTAATCCTTGTACATATGTTTGAGACCATTCATCACGAGAAGATTTATCATTTTCATATTCTTCCATTAAATCAGAAGAGATACGCCCAAGTTCGGCATCCTCCATTTTTTCTGATAAGTTGCAATAAAAGTCTTCTTCCGCGTCTAACGGTTCATCGGACACGGACACTTCTTCGGAAACAATTTCTATATCAACTGGTTCTTCGTTTTGAATTGCATCTTCAATTGTTTCACCTACAACTGATTGTATTTTTTGATCTATATTATTCTCAGCCATAATTTTTTATACCTTAAGTCTGTCAATAAATCCACCAAAATGAAATTTTGGTATTTCTATAGAACCACCTAATTTTTTCTTAGTTATTTTTTTGGTAGCGTCTGTGATTGTTGTTGATTCTTCTTGGAGGAGTCTTGCGAAGAACTGCGTAAGTTGTTTTGCAAGATTATAGATGTTTGACCTGTCTCCACCTTCGGCAGTTGTTCTGGTGTCTTTACTAAAGTTGTCGATAAAACTTTGCCCATTTTTTATTTTAATCCAATCATTTGTTAGTTTCTCTAATTCTACTTCAGATATATAGGTATTAACATCAAAATCCAAGTCTTTTATAGCTTCATTAAGACCTGTTTTAGTAAATTCTTGTATATAAGGCAACACATCGGCTTTTTTTATTCTTTTTTCTTTAATAGCCTGACTAATAGCATCCTTATCTATAATAATCCTAATTCCTGGTTCCCCTTGTACAACAACGGGCTGATAGCCTCTAAATATCTGAGCAGGATCATTATTTATTATTCTTTCAAATAAAGATTTTAATGTATTACTATCACGTAAATTTGTATCACCTGCTTCAATAATATCTAAAGCAAAATGTTGTGGATTTTTGGTAAGATCTTTGGCTGTATTTACCCATACCTCTGTTTGGTTTAACAAAAACCCTAATTTAGCGGCAGCATCTTTTGCTGCTTCTTTCGAAATATAAGCTTCTTGCACGGTTAATGGATTTTGATACAATTCCCATCCACCTGTGCCGTGCACATTCCCACTAAAATCTACTCCTGTTAATTCATTTACCATCTCTATAGCTTTGGCAGTTATTTTTTCACTTATTGTAAATTTTTTATCATCATCAAGTTTATTATATTTTTCGCCGTATGTTATTTGCCAAGGGGATCCTTCTCCAGGATCTACTTCCATAGAAATACGACGTAAGTTTCTATTTAATGCTTTAAAGATATCACCACTTTGATTTCCCTCCGCATACATGTTTGTTAAATTCATCCATCCAATCGCTTGTATCTCCGATGGTTTCCAATCACTCTTACCCATCCATTTTTTCTCGTTCAAATATTTTGTTAATCCCTGTCCAAAGAGAGCTCTGTTTTCATATTTCGTTCCTGTTATTCCTCCTTGTCCAAAATCTGTTTTTATATCTTCAGGAATAATATATCCTAACTTTTCTAAATGGTTTAAATATGTTTGATCCACGAGACCCGTATCGCGTGCCGTGTGGACATCAACAACAAAAGGTTGCCCACCACTACTGCTATCCCCCATCCAACTTCTCGAATTTTTATTTAATCCTGCATCAATAAAATCAGAAATTTTAGGGCCAATGCCTTTTTCAATTTCTTTTCCGTAAATAATACTTTTAATATTATTGGTTGGATCAGGTAATCCTTTTCCTTTTACATCTTCAAAAGGAACTCCCCGTTTCCATTGTTCATATATATAAATAACATTAGTCAAGGCACTACTTGGTGTTTCATTAATTTGTCCTGATAACCAGGCTTTGACCAATGTGTCGCGTAAATTTTTATCATCTCCCGCCATTACTTCGAAAGAAGAAAAGATTTTTTTATACCAGTTAGCAGCTTCTAGTATTTGATTTTTATCTAAGGTAATTTTATCTTCCCAATCTTTGTAAGTAATATTCCCAATAGCAATAGGAGGTAAATCCGATCCCTCTGGACCATTGATCACAATACGATCATTTTGAGGGCCTCCAGGATAATTTTCTGCTTTCCCATCAATAATGTTTTGTAAGCGTAAATTATGAAGTCTTGTGTTATTATCCGTTTTTTCTTTAGGAAAATTTAATCCGGTGTCCGTTGTAATATTTTTCTCTAAATCTTTAACTTGTTTATCGACTACTTTTTCCATTGCAAGTTCTGCAATGTTTCTCCAATTAGGTTTCCATTTCCAATCAGGATCTGGAGGTTCTGGTTCTTCTTCTCCCGTTGATAATTCTTGTGAAGGCATCACTTCTAACTCATCTTTTGAAACTTCTACAGGATCATCTTCTTTTTTTGATTGAACAATAATATTACCTAAAGACGTGTCACCGATCACGGGAGGTGCATCATAAAAACTTTCATCATATGTTTTGTATTCTTTAATTCGTTGAGACTCCGTTTGAGGAAATAATGTTTCAAGATCTACTAAATCGTTTTCCCCATAACCAGAGAGATCTATATTTTGCCCTAGAAAATATTCCACAACAGCAGGGACAGACATCCCCATGCTCGTAGCAATAGCAATTAAAGGAATAGCTTGAGCTACCATTTAGTAATACTCAGGCATTTGTTCATATATTCCTTTAATCGGGTCTTCATAATCATCCTTTAGTGATACAAAATTTCCTTGACGATAACGCATTAACGCTTGTGTCATACTATCCACTAAATCATCATGTTCACCATAAGGAAAAGCAGCGCATTCTTCAATCATTTCTTCTGCAAACTTTTTTTCTGGAGCCCAAACTTGACCAGCTTCAAAAATAGGTGACACCGAGTTTACACGTGAAAGCTTATCGTTTCCTTTGGAAGGTGTATAGGCTACGACAGGAATACCAATTTGTCTTAACTCTTGAATAAGAGGTTGTCCACTTGCTTTTGCTTCTATAACAATAGTTTCAGGTTCCCAATATTTGTATTGCTCTAATGCTTTCTTTTTTAATTCAGGAAATTCCCACCGATCTTTTATACAATCCATTAAAATAATATTATCCCGATTAAATTCTGTTCTAAAAATTCCCCATGTACTAATAGCACTGTAATCGGCAGAATCTTTTTTAGAAAAAGCGGTATCATAACTTTGAATAATGTGAACAAGTTCAGGTATTTCTTCTTTTTCCCATCTTTTCCACCACTCACGCTTAATAATAGCTCCTTCTTCTGAAGTTGGTTTTTGTTGGTACTGGGCTTCCCATGACATAACAGGTAAATTGGCTTGAATTTTTTCTAACTCTTCTTTTTTCCAATATTCTGGCCATATAGGTTTACCACTTGGCATAATTGCCGGGAATTCTATTACTTCCCATTGATCCGCTTTTGTTTCTGCTTGTTGTTTAATTAAACGACCCGTTAGATCGCGTTCCGACCACCTTGTCATAACAATAACAATAGCGCCACCAGGTTGTAAACGTTGTCTTGGTCCTGACATGTACCATTCAAAAGCATTATCAAAACTTGTATCTGTAATACTTTGCTCTGAATGTGGATCATCAATAATTAATAGATCTGCACCACGCCCGGTAATAGCACCGCCGATACCCGCACCAAAATATTCCCCAGCATGATTTGTTTCCCATCGCCCTGAAGCTTTTGAATCTGCTCGTAAATGAACATCTTTAAAAATTTTTCTATAATCTGCATCATCCATTAAGTTTCTCATCTTGCGACCAAAACGATAAGACAATTCTGCTGTGTGTGTTGCTTGAATTATTTTTGTTTTTGGTTTTTTACCCATTAACCAAGCCGGAAACAGGTAAGAAGCAAACTCTGACTTTGTATGTCTTGGGGGCATGTTGACAATTAGGCGCTTTAACTTTCCAGTAGCTATTTCTTCAAACTTTTTTGCCATAATGTTGTGGTGATATCCATCGATAAACTCAGGCCACACCATTTTAACAAAGTGCATAAAACTATCTTGAGCTTTTTTGCTATCATCCTGCATAGCAATAGCGAGCATTAGTCTTAATTCTTCATCTGAATACTTTTGAAATTTATTATTATTGGTTTCCATTGGGACTCCTAGACACTTTTATACTAAAAAAAGGGGTATACCCTAGAAAAAAAGTTTTATATGAAAATTTGGTGGCTGAATATTCAAAACTCAAACCTAGTGCTGTCGGCACGCGGACTTAGATAAATTTTTGGGGGGTCGAAAATGGCGGAAAACGGCCATTTTTATAATATTTCATAAGTACCTAAATCAATGTTACCGTTCCGCGCGACGGTAAACCCTCAAAACATATATTTGGCAGATTTTCCACGAATTATTACATACAATAATTGTAGTTATCGTACCTTATCCTGATTTATGGCAGAATTCCTCGCTTTTCGTGGGACGCGAACCGTGAACTTTTTTTAAAAAACTAGATATAGTATCCCAGCCTTCCCTCGTTGCCGGTTCGTTGACACCGTTTCGTGATACTTCTAGCGAAAACCTTCCCTCATACAGATATATCGTCTCTGGGGGAAGGTGTTTCGCATGTTTTTTAAAAACGATAATGTAATTCTTTCCACCAGTCTCTTTCCACAATTTAATATTCATTGCAATTTGATGTGGACTCAATCGAACTTTATTTCCTGTAGCAACTTTCGCCTCAACAAATACTGTATCCATTTGTGGAGCAATACCAATAAGATCTGGGAAGCCATGCATTGTAGTTGTTTCAATTCTTATCCAACTATAAATTGTTATATTCTTCTTGATTAATTTAACAAAGTTTGACTCTTTCATTTTTAACTTTCTTGTTATTTTTTTTAAAAAGTTCGGGGTTACACAATAGAGCTCAATCGTTTGGAAGACTGTCCTCTTCTTCTTCTTCTTCCATCGTAATTAATTTTACTTCAGCAGCTGAGTCTTCTGGCTCTTGCTCAATCACATTTTCTTCTCCAACAATTGGAATACCTTTGTTCTGTAATTCATTTAATTTTTTCATTAACTCTTCTCTAGGCAAGTTTTCAATAGCACTTTCCATCCTGATGGTTGGATCATATAAACCACCAGCCTTACCTCTTAACTGTTCAGCATTGATAGAAGCAGCATAATGCTTTTCTTCTTCTGCTCGCTTACCAAGTTCATCAAGTCTGGCCAAATGTTTGTCCATATTAACAGAGTATTTGTTCTGCTGTTCTTTTTTCATATCATAGATAGCTTCGGCCACTAATGGATATTTATTTGGATCTTGCAATTCATAAGCACTCTTTCTGGCAATAGCATCAGAATAACCAGCCTTTCTTGCAGACTCCGATGCAGACTGCAGGCCCATTAAAGTTTTAGTGCAAAACTCATAAACAAATCTTAATTGTTTAGGAGTTAACTTTTTTGATTTTCTTCCGTCTACTAATATCTTTTTCATAACTACAATATAAACTTTTTATTTAACATTTATTCCTCGTGGCACAAAGAACAAAATCCTTGTTTTCTGCCAATTACCTATTTTACCTTA